ACAATATCGTCACACAAATGTCTAGAGTTGGTAACATCTTCCCAAAGAACTTGTCGCACCTTATCTTCTAAAGCCGACCCATCATACCACTTTTGTACAATTGACAAAACAGCCTTTAGAACTACAACTTGTTCACTACCATCGAAATTCTTAAAATCGCCAGCAACACAATGTTTACCCCTCTTCTGCAACATGTTTGCCAAAACATGCCACTCATCAGAGTAAACATTGACACCAACAGCGATCTCATTATCCAACCTAGATAACATAATGAATTGACAAAAACGCATAAAATACATTCTTGTGGCAACAACTAAAGGTAAAGGAGCACTGCTAATCAATCTAGTTTTGCCGGAAATAACTTTTTCCAACGGACGTCGCTCATCTTTCAACACGTCAACGAAAATATGCTCTAAACGTTGACCTTTAGAGGCTAAATCGACGATTTTAAGCACTTCATTCTTAAGTTGTTTACATCCAGTAGTCTCAAGGTCGTAAACAATATCTTTGCCAAAAAACCATTCCTTACCACGATAGCCATCAACAGGATGAGCAACATAAGGATAACCTGCTGAAGTAGCGCGAGGAATACTGTCAAAGTATTCGTCAAATGGGTCACCCAAAATAGCTTTTTCAAAGCTAATAACAGTACGCTCCTTATATGTGCTAGCAATAATAGTATTCTCCAAAGAAGACCAAACAGCATCAGCACAATAATTGGCCAACTCTTTATCTATCTCAATCTCAGGACCACCATAACGTTCAATAGCTTGATACTTAGGATTAATTTCCAAACCATTAAAAAACACATTACGTAATCTAGCAGTATCAGTCTTTGACGGTCCCCAACATTCATACAACGCCGACTTGATAATACGACTACGCTTTGGTGCATAAATAGCAACAGGTAATTTTCTAACAAAATCAAAGTTGCCTTCAAAGGGCAAGAAATAATCTCCAGACTGGGGTTTATATTCCACAAATTCAGATATGGCAGCTTCCAAATCATCTGAAGTTATTACACAAGCCAAACCATGCCTATTAGAATTACCAGCTACATGAATCCCAATAATTTTCTGAGGAGAAATTGCTGAATTGTGTAGAACCAATGGAGAACCACAATCACCTTTAACAGTAGGCGCTCTATAAGTAACAAATTCTCTAAGAGTATAGCTACCACTCTCGGTTCTAATCTCTTCATCTCTATCAAAAGAACCATTACACCCCCAGACATCACTATATTCAGTCCGAGGCACAACTAAATGAAAATAACAAGCCCTCATATTGTCAATCTGTCTCCTATTGCAGAACAACTTGACAATATCCGGAAAAATGCGACAACCATTTTTTGGTAATTGTACTAAACACAAATCTAATCCACGCAATTTATCATTAGTAAAAGCACCATCAATAACTGAATAGTCAAGCGCAATAACTTCATTAGTGCGCACATTCTTCAACTTAAAACTATCAGTAACCTTAAAAATACCCTTCTTAACATTAGAATCAAAATCAACTTTAAAATGATAAGGCATAAGAAAAATATTATCTCTAAGTGCAAGTAAACTACCAACTTTTCCACTACAATCCTCATTACTAATGGTGAAAATATGATTCTTAGTAAGTTTGGAAATAACTTCTATTGCATTAATATCGGCACCACCCTGAGCAGTGAATACATTTTTAACCACATTTTTACCACTCTTTTTTGCTGCTCCACGTCTAGCATGATGAGGTTCCTTAGCATCTCGACTATTACTAAAACTCTCATTATAATAGGCAAAAGGAGCTTCACCACCTTCATCAAGAGTTTTAAATTCAACACCCAAGTACTCTTCTTGTCTCAATAAATGCTTATTGTGCCAAATTTTCTGGCGGCAATTGTTATCACAACAAATCTCTGGGAAGACTTCACGTTGCACCTCCAAAATTTCTCCAGTCTTGAAACAACGTGCATTGAAAACAAGTGACAAACTACAATCACGATCGACATCAGGTTCAGCAGTATAATCACAACCTTCACAGTGACGGATAGGAGAATCCTTCGATTCCTTATAGCAATAATTCCGCGCTTCACCAACCTTGACTATAGAGGGATCTTTTTCAATTTTATCAGATCTCTCACCACTTAACAT